TATCCTTATTGGAAGGATAGTGTTTCCTCAATAAATATTAAAAAATGTAAAATAAATTGGATTGGTTATTGAACTCTTTCTGTAAATGTGGTTTTAGTTACATTATAAGATTTAGGGTTAGGACCAGCTTGAGCTACATTTATAGTTTTAGGTATAATATATCCCTGTAATGTAAGAGTTAAATCACTTTTATTAGCTCTATCAGATCCATTTTCTAAAGATACAGGAGTAGGGAATGAAGATATTGATGCTCTAAATAAGAATCTTTCAGTATCTCCCCAATATGAATCAGATGCAAATTCTAATGCTTCTATTAATGGATTCATCTGTTGAACGTAATCAGTAAAAATAGATAGTGTATAAGTTATAGTAATATAGTCAGGTATAATACCTAACATATATTCTTTTTGAGGTTTTTGATTGTTTAATACATCAAAATTGTCATATACATTTCTTCTAGAATATCCTTTTTCAAAGTATTGAACATTATTAACTACATTACCATCTAATTTATTTCCTAGGTTTCTATTCTTTTCAAATGAATCTCTCTTAAACATAATTAATGGAACCATGGTTTTACCATTTTTATCACGATAAAACCCGTCGTATTGTATCGACTTCCATCTTTCCGGTGAACCATATATAATTGGAACAGGTATTTGTTTATCGTTTTGAATTACCGTGGGTTTAATTACATTTTCTAGGTAATATAAAACAGTATTATCATGATCCTCTAAAGTAATGTTAATAGTTTTAGTATCATCATCTTTTAAAGATACTTGAGATGCTCTATTAAAATCAGGTTGACCGGGTTGAGCATTTTGAGAGAAAGTAGAATTAGGATTTGAATAAGGTTGTATCTCTCTTTCAGGTTGTACATAGACATCTGATAGAGTAGATAAAAATTCTCGTTTCGTTAATGGTGTTGGTTTAAATTCCATTTTATAATCTGTTTTCTCTTATTCCTACTTTTTCTGGACGAGTATAGAAACATTCTAGTATTATTGATAAACTAGTACCTGTATCTGGTACACCGTCTGCATCTGTATAAGCGTATAGTGGATCTTTACCTACTATTAGTTGATTCTCATTTACATTGTTAACTTCATAATAATCTTCATTCCAAAGAATAATATCACCTACTGAAGGTTCAACATTTGCTGCTATTAAATGAGGTTGGAAGAATCTTACTACTAATTTTCTAGTAAAATCCATACCAAAATTATCTGTTATAGGTTCAGTATCACCTCTTTCTAGTAAACAAGTTACTAATACAGGACCATTATATTTTTTAGTTAAACTTTCACCATAAATGTTTGGTGGAGTTTCATCTAATATTACTTGGTAGTATCCTACTTTTTGTTCTATTACTTGACCCAACAATTCATTGTTGATGTTTGAAAACATGCTTATATCACGAGAGCGTCCAAAATATGCCATTTTAATTATTTTTTAAATTTCCAAATAAATCCACCAGCAGTTTTTCTCTTCCCATTTAGAACATTAGATATACCCGCCCCATCAATTTTCAAAATATTAGATACTTCAATAGTACTAGGCCATTCTTTTATAAAATCTAAATTGATAGAATATTGGATTATGGGTTTTGATTTATTTTTACTTATTAAATTGCAGGTCTCTAGAGATAATTTATTACCTAAAGCACAAGTGTTTCCTAACATTTGTTTACTTCTATTCAATTTAAATTCTTTAGAACGAGTTTTACCATTATTAGACTTACTAATTTTGTTTTTAGTATCTTGGGATTGGGTTTTACCTAAATTAAAGGTATGACCCATCATACTCTTACTTATTTTATCACCCCAAGTGCATTTAGTAATACCCGCGGCATACTTAGTAGCGTTATAAAATAAATTTGAATTGTAAGCATTATAATATTCAATATAATATTCTTCTAATTCTTTCATATCACCAATGTTATCTAATTGAGCTAGAATTTCACGTTGAAAATTAGATTTACCATACTTTTCAATAGCTTTCTTTAAAATAACCCCACTTCCTAAATAATTGTCATTAATATTAGAAGTTAAATGCGAACCTATATATTTTTTCCCATTTATTAAATTAGTAGTTATGTAGATTAAATATACCATTAGCCTATGAAGATATTCATGGGGATATTCTGTAATGTAGAAGTCATAGCAGCGTTTTCAGCAGCTTTTCTTTCTAATTGCATTTTACGTGAAGATTCATCTAAATCCAATCTTAATTTTTCAATTAAAGCCAATTGTAAATCTCTTGCTTTAGTTAATAAATCAGCTTGATTTAAAGTTACCTCAGCTCCAGGAATAGGTACTTGATTATATTTACCTCTAATAAAAGCTAATGTTTCAGCTGCTAATGCTAATGTATATTCGAATATCCAGTATCTTCCAGGCGCATTTACGTTAGAATAAGTGGGATTGTCATAGGGCACGTTAGATATATCAGTAATTAAGTTATCGCCTGATCCTGGCCCGCTTGTCGCAATAACACTATTACGTTCTGATACTTTTATATATTCAAAGAATAATCTTTTATCAGATGTAGGGATAGGAAATATTTTTAATTTATTGTTAACAATTTGAAATGAGAATGCTGATCTTCTAATTTGGTCATTTAATTCAATTGCTTGAATTGTACCAATATCATAATTTAAAGGCATTAACATGAAGTTAATAGCAGGAGATTTATTTCCAAACCCGAAGGCATCTAGTAATTGTTGTGATCCGTATCCTGTACCAGCATAAGGGTCAAAATAACGAACAATAGCAGGAGCATTTTCATAAAAAATAGTTTTTATTTCAATTGAATCATCAGGTGATATTGCTCCTGAAGATGAAGCCCATGCCTTTAAATCATAGTCTTGCTTTCCAGCATCCATATCAATAGAACCAGTATAAATAGTAGTATTACCTCCTACTAAGGCTTCACTACCATAATCTTGAGCCATTCTAATTATATTACCTAATGAAGGTGTTATAACTTTATCATTAAGAGTTACATCATTTGGATTTGCTTCTAATGATATAAAATTATTTCTTATTTGATATAAATAGAGTTCATTTCCATATGTAGTAACAGCATCTTCAAAACAGGCAAAGAATTGATCCCCACCCATTTCAACATCCATTGAAGGATACCCTAAACGAATAGCACAAAATTTTGCTACTTTTACAGCATCTAATTGAAATTGATAATCGTTATCGTAAAATCCAAAGGGAGTTGAAGTACCTTGAGTAAAGGTAGCTGTTCCTGCCCATAATTGTGAATTGGCCATATTGTATTATTTGGTATAAATATTAAGAGATGATTAGTCTCTAAAATCCTGGTATATTTTTAATATAGGTGTTACGATTGGATGTCTGTGGTTTTGAAGTAGTGAAAATACTTTAAACCCTTTTACATGCTCTTCTATTCTTGTTAGAAAAGAAAATCCAGTTTCTTTTTTTATCTTTAAATCGATTTGAGCTAAATCCCCACAAATTACCATTTTGGATTCTTTACCTAATCTACCAATAACGGTTTCCATTTGATCGTGAGTAACGTTTTGTGCTTCATCTACAATAACAAATGACCTTAAAAACGTTCTTCCCCTCATAAAAGCGAATGGTACAATTTCTATATTTCCATTTGCTAATTCCTTATCTACTTTTTCCTTACTATATAGCGCATATAAATTATGATAAATAGGTGCTAACCATGGATCCATCTTTTCTTTTAAATCACCAGGTAAAAATCCTATGTCTTCTTTAGCTACTGTCGGTCTTGTTATAATAATCTTCTCTACCTCCTTATTGAAGAGTAGGTCTAGAGCTGCTTGTACTGCTACAAGTGTTTTTCCACTTCCTGCCATCCCTTTTAAGACGGTTACAGGATTCTCTAAAATAATTGCTTTTGCTTGTTTTTGTTCTTCGTTAAGAACTAAATTGAACTTGATGGGCTGTTTAGGTTTTCTCTTTTGAGTAAAAACCTCGTCTGTGTGGTGGTTTGAAGCCATATTAATAACGTTTAATTTGATATAAATATAAAAAAAAGACCTAGCTTGCGCTAGGTCTCTTAATATTAAGAATTGGTTATTCTTAGATTACATTCATGTCAGCAACAAGTACTTTACCATAGAATTCTGGTCTTACCATTTTCTTAGCGTAACGAGTCATGATACCTTTTCTTGGAGTGAAAGTATTTGGATCGTAAACTAATGGAGTCATGATTAATGGAACATATGGAGCATAAACTGCACCTGATTCCAAGAATTGGTTACCTCTGAATCCCATCAAGATAGTGTTCTCTGTCATGTATGGGTTTTTGTAAACTTTATATCTAGAGTTTAATTGACCAATTTTCTGAACACCAAATGCGTAAGTCATTTTAGCTGAATCACCATCTGTATCTGCAGCAAATCCAGGAATAGATTCCAAGATAGTAGCAACAGTTGGAGAAATAACGATGAAGTTAGCACCACCTCTTAAAGTTCTTTGGTGGATGATGTTAGAGATTTTTTGCAATTTAATTCCAAGAGTTTGGAACCAAGACATTTGAGTGTAGTATACACCATTTGTGTTAGATGTTACAGTACCATTTGTGATTTGGTTACCTACTTTTGCAGACCATACTTCAACTTGGTTAGTTGGAACGTTTTGGATCAACATATCTAAGATTTCAAGATCAATCTCTAATGAGATATATTCTGATAAGATAGAAGTTAATTCAGCTTCAGCATCAAGTGAATGGAACGCATTTAAATCTTGAGAGAACTCTGGAGTCCATTGTGCTTTCAATTTACGAGTTTTCGCAACGATAGCTTCTGATCTCATTTGTACGTTAATTTCTGGAATAGAAATTGCAGTTTGAGATTGTGCGTTTGGATATCCTGCTCCTGAAGCATCTTCGAAATCACCTCTTGAGTTATCTTTAGGCCCTTTACTGTAGTAAACAGTAATTACGTTAGTTGTAGTAGTAGCTGGTAAAAGTGTAGTTGCTGAACCTGTAAAGAAGAAATCAACTGTTCCTGCTGCATTAACTCTAGTAAATGCTGGTAAAGCATTAGCTGCTGTTAATCCTGAACCTGAAACTGCTACAAATGATCTAACAGCGTTAACATCAAGACCTGATAAAGATGAAGTAGTTACAGTTAATTTAAGGATTTGAGATGCCGCCATAGAAGCTGATAGTTCAGCTGTATAGTTGATATCAGAGAATGTAGAAGAAGTTACAAATGAACCTGTACCTGCAGTAAATGAACCTGTGAACTCATTAACTGAGTAACCGAATCTACCTGCACCATACAAACCATCTTTTGATTCGTTACCGAAGTTAGCTGATTGAGAACCATAAACTGATGTACCAGAAGTAAACGGTTGTTGGTTTGTTCCATATTGGAAATCTAAGAAGAATACTAAACCAGCTGGTAAGCTCATTGGTTGAACAGAAACGAATTCTTTAGCAGCGATTTGACCAAATACTTTACGTACTAATGGTAATGCTACAGCAGCATATTGTTCACCTGTTCCAGCAGTAAAAGTACCACCTGTTCCTGTAGAAGAAGATTCTACTACTAATTGTTTTGCTTGGTTTTCTAAGATAATAGCCATATTAGACTTATCTGTTTCATTAGAAATACCTTCCAAAAGACCTGACTTACCCCATTTAGATGCTAATCTGTTAGCGTCTTTTTGTACCGATTGGTAAGGGTTAGCTGTCTCTAATAATGAATTGATCATGTTTGACATAATAATGTGTTTTTGTGTTTTTAATTTTTTTAAATAATTCCTGCAAGTTTTTGCATTCTTGCTACGAAATCGTTGTTTTCAACGATTGGTTTTCTGTCGGCAACTCCAGCTGCTTTAGAAGCATATGAAAGAGATTCTTTTATAGAATTCTTAGCAGGTGCTACACTTAGAGATTCTTGTAACGTTTCAAAAATATTCTTAGTTTCTTTTACAGTTTCTGCTCTATCGAAAGCATTAATTACTTTTACTTTTTGAGCTTCTGTTAAGTTTTTAGATTTGAATAACTTGTTAACGTAAAGCAATTTAGCATTTAAAAGATTAACTTCGTTTAATTCAGAACGTAAAGTAGCGATAGTATTCATTGCTTCTTCTAATTCTTTATCATCTTCGATATCATCTGGGTTGTCTTCAGCCACGTCATCGTGGGCGTAAGCTTCTTCCATTTCAAGTTCAGCTAAGATTTCTTCAAGATTAAGTTCGTCTTCTTCACCTTCACCAGCTTCTTCTTCAGGAGTTTCTCCTTCTTCATGGCCTGGTTCACCTTCACCTTCATCGCTTTCTTCTTCTTCTGGACCACCTAATAGATCAGCAACTACCTCTCTGAAGATATCTTTAAGATCATCAACTGTAATTTCTCCTACTGTGTCATCATCTTCAGCTTCTGCTAATGATTTTAAATAAGGTTCGTTGTCATTGGGAGTAGATTTTCCAGTTTCATCAGTGTAAGGATCATCAACGTCTTCAGTTTCTTCAAGAGCTTCAAGTTCAGCTAAAAGTTCTTCTAGTGAAATTTCGTCTACTTGTTCATTTCCAGGCATTTCACCGTTTTTACCTGTAAAGTTTTCTTCCATTTCGTCGTCTTCAGCTAATGCCGCTAATTTAGAGGACATCATTTCTTGCATACGAGGAGTAAAAGCTTCTTCAAGTGCTAGTTTAGCGTTTGCCATTGCTGTTTCTCTAATAGATTTAGCCTCAGCGATTGCTTCACTAAAAATTTTAGTGTTTGTGTTTGACATAAAATTGTTTTTTGGATTGTGATTACTTATTGGGAAGTAATATAGAATTTTTTATTTGAGGGAGATTATATTGGGATAATCTATCATTAAGATACCCATAAATATATAAAAAAGAACAAAAAATGCACTCTTCTTAGGGAGTGCATTACTCTACATAAATGTAGAAGGAGGGTGGTTATTTATCTTATACAACAGATACCAGCTTGTGAGCAAATAATATCTGATATTAGTGTATTTATTTTTGAGTATTTGTTATCATATTGAGGTTTGTATCCTTCACTTAATCCTGTTGGTGTCATAAAAGCCCCTTGAGTTGATGGAGTTGAAACAAAATCCCAGCAAAGTAATTCAAAATCGTCTTGTACTTCTACTGTACCTTCTCCTAATGATTGAACAGAGCCCATACCACGAGATGAAATACCTACAGTAATTTTATTTACGAATAATTCTTTTAATATATTACCACTTGGAGTAGGTAACACTTCAATTTTACCCATTAAATCATCTCCATTCCACCATAATTTTTTGATGTTGTGAGATACGTTTTTTAGGTTAATTACCATTGATTCAGGGTGATCTAATTCACCTAATGCTCTGTTTTCAGAAATAGGTCCTTCTATATACTTTTCAACTTCTCTTTGAAGAATATCTTTAGGGTAAACTCTACCATTTTGATTTTTAGAGTCAGCTCTTTGAATAACACCTTCAACCATTAAGTTTCTATCACCTCTACCTTCAGATAATACTGATTTAGGGGTAAATAAGGCGTATTCTATTAATAGTGATTTACTCATTATCCTTTACTTATTGAAGTTACATCTGATGTATTAGGAATTTGTTGGTATCCTGAAGTTTTTAATGCTGCTTTAGATTGGGGAGTACTTGCAACTACTTGTTGATTTCCTTTTTTGAAAATATCTTCTTCTAATTCATCATCATTACCCATTTCCCCTTCCAAATATTCTTTAACCCCATGTATGTAGCTTTTTGCTATAATAATTTTAGCTTGAAGCCATTGTGGTAAATTATCAACACCACCTGCTTCTAATGCTTTTAATTCTTGAGATAACCCCATTGCATCATCAGATAATTGAGATAATAAAATGTGAAGTTCATGTGGTTCATTTTCATCTTCTATTTCTCTTCCACACCCATCACAATCTTCATTCATTGGTTCAGATGGATTAATAACACTTTGATCTGTACTATTAACGGTTTGCATACGAATACTTAATTCTTCTTCTACATCACTTAATACAGCAGGATCTTCTAAATCATATTCTGTTAAACCCCAATCTTGAACAATTTGTCTTAACACAGCAAGTTGTTCACGAGTTAAATTTTCAATATCAGTTATGTCAGTATAATTAGAACCATCAGAATATGGTTCAATATCATCTTCAGTATAATGTTGATCTAAATCTTCATTAACAGATTCGTTTTTTTTCTCTTTAGCGTCTCTAACCATTGATCTTAAATTCTCAATTGGAATACCTGTAGCTTGAGCATATTTTTCAAAGATAGCATTTTGTTGATCTTCTTTTACTAGACCACTATTAGAGTCAAAAGATTCTCTCATTAAACCTTTAGCAGCTTTTCCTTTACCAATAGAGTCAATATTTTTCTTAGTAGTTTCAACCCACTCATCACTTACTTCACCTTTACCATTTAATTTATCAAAATAATATTGTGGATTTTTAGTTAAGTTAGCTAATACTTTTTTCTGTGCTTTAAGTACTTCGTCTCCAGTTAAATCTCTTCTAACAGGAATATCAACCATATTAAGTTCATAATCCATACCTCTAGAATATTCATATGGATTAACCATATCAATAGTTTTAGCTATAATATCTACTTCTTGCTTCCCAGTTGACTCTTTTGAAGCTTTTTCTGAAATAATGTTTTTATTTTTAAGAATTTTAACGGTATCGTCAAAGTTATTATGATGTGAAATCATATCAAGATTTTGATCTCTACGTACTTCGTAAAGAAATTTAGCTTTGGTAACTTTACCATCTAAATATTGAGTATATAAGTTTTGAACTGTCATGTGTATAAATATTATTTACCTTGTCCCCTGTTTAATTTTTTATAGTTTTTAGAACTTTTTAATTTAGATGTTTTGCACTTTGCATGAACACCTGGTCTAGAAACTTTAGGCATTTCTACTTTAGTTGTAGATGAAGCCGTTTTTACTTTTGCTGCCATTATTCAGTTAAACCTTTTATTTTATCGTTAATTGACTGTATTTTTTCATTTATTTTGAATAGTGAATTATGAGTACGTTTCAAAAAATTCATTTCTTCAGCGTCACCTTTTAATTCAGTTTTCATTCTAGTAGTAAATTCAACTAGTTTATTAATTTCATCTAATTTACGGTATATTTCTTTAACCCCCATATGTAATTGTTCTTGAGGGGCGCGAGTTTTAGATTGTGTTTTAAATTGAGAATAACGAACTTCATTAAGTTGTTCTTCTTTAGGTTCTACTATTTTAAATTTCACTAGTTCAAAATATTTATCTATGTTAGGTAAATTTTCATGTCCTGATTTAGAGGTTTCATGCTGTTTTTTAGGTTTTCTAAATGCTTTAGGAGTGACTACAGCTATAGTTTCTTCAAGATGGTTACCTTTCCATAAATCTTTAGCATCAATTCTTTCCTTAGGTTTAATTGCTCTGAATCCTCCTTTAACATAAACTTTAGCAGAATCAGGCATTGATTCAAATCCTGAAGGTGAGCTAGTGTCTTGTGCAGTTTTAGTGCGAGCAGGATTACGATTAAAGGCTTTAGTAGTACTTTCTTTTTGAGATTTTTTAACCATTACTTGACCTAAAAATCCTCCAGCACCAGCTGTAGCAGACATTTCATCTATGCACTTTTTTACTAATTCTTTTAATTTATCTTTTTCCATTATGAATCTTTTTTAATTCATTATGTAACTCTTGATATTGTAATAAAGCAACAATATTATCGTCTTTTACAGTTTTAGATTCTAAAATAGGATTAATAAGATTTATTGTCTCATTCACTTTAATTTTAATTGTAGCGTCCTCTATTTTAGGTAATAATTTTAAAAGAGATTCTTTTAATGATGTGAATTTAGTATCCACATATTTTTTAAGATTTGTAGTATTGGTGATATTATTAATATATTCTTTTAATACATCTTTTTGATCACTAGATAAAGTTTCAAATCTAGTGTTAAATTTCTCTAACATTATTTTATAAACTAAGGCACGAGTACCTTTATCTAAAGTTTCAAATTCACTAACAGTAGGTTGTATTTCTTTTACAAGTTGCAATTGAGCTATATGCTCTAAAATATTCATTTTAGATGTAAGTATAGTATCAATATGATGTGAAGGAAATAAATTAGCTTCTAGTAAAGTATAAGTTGAAGATAATAATTTATAGTTATTAATCTTAGCTTTAAAGAAATCATCAATATCAAAATTAGATTTAATTTCTTTTATTAAGTTATATTTTTCTTTAGCTAATTTAACTTGATTTAAAGATTTATTTATCTCTAATATTGTAGAAATAATAGATTCAGCCTTAGCTTCACTAATATTCTGAGTTTTTGATAATGATTGATATAATTTATTTTCTCTAGATAATTCAGTATTAACAAAATACTTTTTAATCAAAGATACAGCTTTAGAATCTTGACCTGTCATTGTGTCAGCCGTAATTTTTCTTACGAGAAGTTCAAACAATATACCAGTGTTCTTATATTTGTTATGCTTAATATTAGCCATTTATGTTTTGTATAGTTAACTACTAGTTATAAATATTAACTTTATTTATCTTCCTTTAAAAGGTTATCTTCATTTAATAAATTACTTTCTTCAAATAATTTAACTTTTTGTTGAGGAAACATATTTTTTAAAGAGTTTGACATTTGGTGGTAAACAGTTTGAGTGTTTAAATTTTCAAGTGCTAATGGAGATCCACCTTTATATGCAGTTTTAAATCCTTTAGATTCAGAATCATCTTTTTTCATAGCATCTCTACCTAATCTATCTTTACCTAAAGCACTATCTTGAGTACCAATTGTTGATGCTTTTTCTTTAGGACGACCTAATACTTGATCAGGATAAGTATCACTTTTTTCATCATATCCTTTAGGAGTACCTTCAGTACCTGGGTATCTACTTGAACCGTAAAGTGATGCTAATGCGTGTGGTGTACCATAAGCTTCTCCAGTTTTATATGGATCATTACCTTCGGTTTCTATTTGATCTAGTCTAAATTTACGTTTAGCATCTTCAATAATTAAATCTCTATATTCATCATATTGATCTTCACTGAAATGGAAAATGTTATCATAAACCCAATCAGAAGGAACAATTTTATTTTGGATTAGTTCAATAGCTAATGCTGATTTCTCTTTAAGTAATGCTACTTTTTCTTGTTCATATATAATTGAAGGAACAGTTAATGATAAATCAAAGTTAGTTAATGATTCTCCATCATACCCTTGAGCATATAAATGTACTAAAGCAATTTTTGTTAATTCTGATATTAAGATACGTTGTAGTCTTTCTACTGTGCGAGCGAATCTAATATCTTCTGCTGCTAATGTAGCTTTACCTGTTAAATCTTTTTCATACCCAAAATAAGCTTTTGGTACTTTTAAAGCAGCAAATAATTTATCTTTTAAGTAATTAACATCCTCAATAGCGGTATAATCTAATCCTTTTGTAGTTTCAATTCTAGTTGTTGCATCACCACCTCTTACAGGAATATAAAAATCCTCAAGAATGTTTTGCATGTTATATTTTAAGTTGTACTCACCTGTGTTTGGATCAACATAAGGTGTTTTTTTCATCTTATTAATAGTACGTTGCATGAAATTTTCTACCTCATTAGGTGGAATATTACCAACGTTAATAAAGAACGTACGTTTTTCAGGTGCTCTAACAATACGATGTATAAGCATCGCATCTTCCATTAAAGTTAATTGTTTAAAGATTTTACGAGCAGGTTCAATAAAAGATCTACCATAAGGTAAATAGTTAAAATCTGATAATAATCTAAAATGAGCCATTTCAAAATTATCAAATTGAATGTCACTATCATTGTTACGACTATATTGAGAAATATTTTGAGGCCCCATTGGGGATTGTTGAGATGAAAAAGTAGGATCGTATTTGAATTTTACTTCTTGCGGACGTTCTGGGTTTCTACCTTCTAATCTAATGATTGAATAAGATGAAAATGGTATTACACCATATACTCCAAATTTTTCTGATATCTCTAATTTAAGATAAAAATCACCGTACTTGCACATATTACGAGTCCAAGACCAAAGATTAAACTCAATATTTAATACATCGTAAAATAAATTATAAAGTATTTTTTGTATAGTTTCATCAGAAGAACGTATTTGTAATACCTCTCCCATGTCATTTCTTAAACAAGTCTCATCAGCTAAAATATCTAATGTAGAGGCTATAATAGAATCACTATCCATCAATTCATAATCGGTATAAAGTTGAATACGAGTAGTTGGGTATGAAGTATCGTTATTAAAGTTGAAATTTAATCCTCCTGTAGTAGTATATACTTTATTGTACCTGTCGAATAGTGAGTTTGTTTGGATAGTACCAAGTTGTTGAATACGATCTGTATCCATTACTTTTAATTGATTACCCCCAACGTTTCTTATTATAACGTCTGTTGAAAATAATCGTTGTAATCTACCAAAAAATGATGTATCTACCATAAATCTAATTATATATTAATAAATATTGAAATTTTAACCAAGAAGCCAATCTATGTCCTCCATCCCTCCCATACCATTATCCATTTTATATGGATTTTGTGCTTGAGGACTATGCGAGAATACGCCAGGAGACTGTTGAGTGGTAACATGGAAACTACCTAATGTAGCTCGCGTTAAATCCATACCTTGTTGCCTGAATCTTAATGCTGTGTCCCGTAGGAATAAACCTATACTAAATGCCATTACTAAATCATCGTTATAACCGTTTTGTGATTGGGCTTTACCATGTTTCCAGACGAAAGTACGCAATTCATCTAATAATCTTTTAGATTGTATTGTAACTGATTTTTCTTGTATATAAGAAATTAATTTTGAAACGCATAATGGGCGTGTTTTTTGTGAAGTTGTAAAACCAGGTATCATACCTTGCCCGTTCTCCATTCTAGCTAATTGATTTTCATTAGCACCCATTGTTGTATCAGCTTTAGAAGAGTAGTATAAATTTCTATACCCTCTTTCTATTAAATGTTCTAGAACACTCCAACCTATATTAGCATTTTCTACTACTAATAGAGCGTCATTATATTCAGTTGCTATTGCAAATAATACGTTAGCATAATCTTTTGTTTGAACTTGAGCTTTATATTCTGCTACTTGTTTAGCAGCTTCAATATCAAATATATGAAAAGCTGAATAGTCACTTCCATCACCTCTAGCAACGTCGGCAACAACCATATAGGTTTTTGTATAGTCAGGCATTTCCCATATCCATAAAGCACCTTCTGGTCCTCTTCTTTCTATAGGATCTGATGTAAATGCAGACTCTATAAAATTAAGCATATCGGGTTCAATTACAGTATCTCCAGATGTACTAAAATCGCAATCACATTCTTGCGCTGCGTGACGTAATCCTAGAATTTCATTTTGATCATCTCTCCATTGTTGGTTTCGTTCAGGGTGAACAGTCCAAGGTAGAGATAAAGGAACAAATTTATTTTCTTTATTTTGTGCTTTAGTAAAGGATTTATGAAACCAGTTACCTGTACCATAAGGTGTAGATAAAGCAAGACATTGCCCTCCAGTAGCTAAAGTTTGTTGTGCAGAAGCAAAAATCTCATCAATACCTTCAATAAATGCTGCCTCATCAATAATAAGAAAAGAAACGGCTTCTGATCGACCTGCATCCGCTGTTGCGCCTACTGCTTTAATCTGTGAACCGTTATTTAACTTTAATGAAAGTTTATTATTTTCAGATGGTTTGTCTCCTGATTTTAACCATTTAGGTAAAGCATCATAAGCAAAACGTACTTTAGTAACCATATTCTTAGCAGTTTCCTGCTTAGTAGCGATACATAAAATATTTTTATCCTTATTAAATAACATTAACCATAAAGCATAAGCTGATGCTAATGTTGATATACCTAACTGACGTGATTTGTTTATAATTGTATATTCATTCTTTTGTATTTGTTGTAATACTTTTTCTTGGAATGGGTATAAATTAAATTGGATCCTACCTCTTTGTGGGTGTTGGATCCAATAATATTTTTTCATAAAATAGACTGGGTCCTGCGCACAGCGGACCCACTCTTGTTTTATCATTTCCTTTAAAGGAATTGGATTTTGGTTTTCAGGCATAACTAATTTAAGAAATATTTTATACTCCTAATTTTTTATTTAAAGCGTTGATAGGGGCCATTATGGCTTTTAATTTAGCTGTAGCTGAAGCATCACCTGCTTTAAAAGCTTTAAGTAATTCTGCTCTTTCTGCTTCAAGTTTACGTTTTTCTTTAATCATTTCGTCTTTACTTCTAGCATCTTTTTCAACTTTAGTATCAATTTTATCATCAGCTGATGGTTCAGATTTGGCTTTAGATGGAGTGATTTTAATTTTTTGTTGTCCTGGAGTTTTAGCAGCTTTTGGTTCAGCTTCTGGTTTATTAGGATCTGCTTTTCTACCTCTTTGTCCTACTTCTCTTGAACCACGAACGAAGGCAGCAAATTTATTTGTTTGATTTTGATGTAATTCTTCTTCGCTATCATCTAACATTTTAGCAATTTCAGGATCAGAATTAAGAGCTTTTAACAATGCTGATTTTTCTAATTCAGGTTGGGATTTAACAATGGCTGCTACTTTTTTTCCTAGGGGAGTAAATTCACCACCGGCCATAGTTAATTTAGCCATTTCATCTAATACTTCGTTTTCTTCTAAATCATCTTCTTGTAAATAAGAAGCGTCAAAATTTTCAGTTAATAAGAAGCTTTTTGCTTTCTTTAAATCAAAATCACTATTAATGTTCATTTTTTTATTTTTTTAAGTTATGGTTTTGATATAAATATTATAAAGAAATTGTTTCTAGTATTTGTTTGATACGTTGTCCTGTGGTACCTGATATTTGTTTACAATTTTGTAATCTACCATTATATACATTAATAAAGTTTCGAATGGTAAAATCAATTAAATTTCTATATTCAGCATCAGTTTCACGAACACCATTATCTTCAATTTCTACTCCTTCAGGAGAAATATAAAAAATATAATCATATTCTTTAATAAAATCAGCAGTATAGCTACTAAATTTTTCTTTATCTATCTGATTAATTGTTTTAGAGCATTGAGTAAAAGCCATTACATCAATAACTGTTCTATCTGTAATTAAATTTTCATTCATTAATTCAGATAAGCGTTCAGCTAAAAATACAGTTTGACCTTTCATTGTAGAATCAGTGTTTAAAGGGATACCTAAATCTCTCAAATACTTACTACGTTCAGTAGCAAAAGTAAAATCTTTAAATTGTGGTAATTCTTTTAGAGCATTAACTAATGTAGTTTTTCCGACACTAACTGTGCCACATAGTCCTATTTTCATATTAAAATCTTGATGTTACTTGTGGATTTTTTTCTGGTGGTACTCCGTGTCTGTCTCTACGTGCTTCCAACCATTCATCTTTAGTATATTGAAAACCATATAAATAGTATTCGTCTTTTTGTTTTAATTCTTTTTTATATTTAAGAGCAGGTTCGTCCCATGAATGGAGTTTTCCGTCAAAGTATATAATTGTTCTACCGTCTTCAGTAGTAAGTGTTCTTGATTTGTAATCTTGTTCTTGTTTTTGTTCTTCCATGTGTATAATATAATAAAAATTATTCGTGTCTCAAAATATCTTCGGCAACATAGATTCCTTGTGCGCCACTTACTGTAATACCTCTAGCGGAAAGTGCATCACCAACAAAATGTACGTTTGGATACTTGGTCAGGGCTAAATTGGTATAATCAACAAGTGGCTCAGGAGATAGATATTTTACCTCCGGAATATACATACCCCAATCGTCTTTTAATGTGGGAAATATTTTTTTCATTCCACTGATGAAATCATCAATATAGCTGAAATAGCCTTCAAATGCTTCTCTTACTTCATGCATTACAGCCTCATTTATTTGAGTTGCATCTACGAATTTACCTTCTGAGGTTAATGAAGGTACTCTAGAGGGTGAGTAATATAATCCTTTATTATCGGCTTGTAATGTTTTAACTAAATTTCTACTCCAAGTAAATGGGTCTTCAATTCCGTTTACTTCCATTATAATACCGAAGTTAGTCATATCGTTTCTATACTTCTCATCTTTTTTAGCATGACCATTGTATGAAAAGTTTCCGTATGTTTCTTCTACTGCAACGTATGCTGCATTATTGTTAGTACAAAATGAACGAAGTGATACCCCTTTATCATCGAATTTTCTATATAATTTGAAATCATATGATACATCGATTAGTTTTTGGAAGTGATGTTGTGGTGCTTCAAAACGAACACCAATTTGTACTGATTTGGGTTCAGTTGGTAAATCATATTTTTCAGCTAATTTTTTACCAAAGTCAATTCCTGATTTGCCTACACCAAATATAAGTTCATCATAATATTCAAAACAAGAATCAAAATGGGGTGGGTGAAAATAATATATCATTTTTGTATTAAAGTCAATTTCTGTTACTTTAGCTTCCCATTCAAACTTAACTCCATTATCAACTAAATACTTATACCAATTTTTAGCTATCTCTAATAAGTAATCAGTTCCAACATGCCATACAGGAAATAAACGTAAACCGAATTCAGGTTTAATAAAATCAGGTTCAGCAACAGGATTTGAACATTGTACTTCTTCTGGTTTAGGATGAAAACGTTTAAAGTTAGTAATAACTTGATCCATTAATTCCATGGCTTTATCTTCACCACAGTATTTTTTTAATTGACCTCCAATAGCTGTATGATAAGTTAATTTACCATCAGACCAACCACCGGCACCTAACATTCCTGTCATTACTTCGCTTGGTAATCGTTTATGAGGATCTTTCCCCATATCAATAATGGTAATTTTACCTTTATAGTTGTTATCTACTAGTTTAGTTGCAGCATTAATACCTGCTACACCAGCACCTACAATTACAATTTTTTTATCCATGTTTTAAATTTTATTTTTAAATATAAGAAGGCTCCTTCATGGAGCCAAACTTACATTATTAGTTTTTTAAATTATATCCAGCTTAATATAAAACCGGCCACTTCTTGTTCTTTTTCAGTTCCATTTTTAACATAATCTTTTAATTTGTTATGGTAACCCTTTAATTTAGAATTATACATACCATTTTCATCAAACATTTCAGCACGAGAAATGCCATCTAAGTATTTTGTATAATCTTTAACTAATTGTTTAAATG